TAGCCGTAGGAGCAGCAGCAGCCAAGTCAGTTACATAAGTAGAAACACCTAATTCATACGATTGCAGCTTGTCTTGACCGTTAGCCAGAATCATCTTGCTGCCGAACTGAGTTACATCCCAACCCTCAACCGCTGTATATCCAGTGGTAGTCAAAGCATCCAAGCTAGCATCAGTAGAGTCAAACTTATAAATCTGAGTAGCGCCAGCAGCAAATAGGTTCGTAGCTCCACCAAACTTACCGGCAAAGGTAATCAGCAAGTTCTGAGCCGCTGCATCAGAATAATCAGCCTCACTAGGAAATGAAGCATAACCGTTAGCAACTGGATAACAGTTCTTTGCGTCTGTTACCGCACCTGTTACACCCGGCTGATCTGGGAGCCACTCACCAAACGCTATTTTCTGCATTATTTAAATCCCCAAAGCGGCTTTAATTTCGTCAGGTGTTGCTGCTGCATCAATTTGTGTCTGGATAGCTGCGTACTTCTCTCGGATAGCCTGACGAGCAGTCTCAGCATTCTCGGCTTGACCGGGAATCTGCTTGGCTATAGCTTCATCGTAAGGCTTGAATTCTTCAGCACGAGCAGCACGACGCATATCGTGACCAATGTTCTTAGCTTTAGTTAAGTCAATTACGAGACCCATGACCATGCTCCACGAAATGTACGATCTGAAGGAATATCCGCTACGTCTACGATCTCATAAGGCTTACCTGCTGGTACGTCCTTAGCAGCGATTTCTTCAATGGTTAAGCCACACTCAGCAGGAGCTATGATAGCTACACCACCGTCATCTGTAGGATAAATTATGCGTGAGTTCATTGGTTAGTCCTTTAGCGGAAGACTGATACGTTTATGTATGTTGGATCAAACGTTCCTACAGCATAAACACCAGTATTTATTCTGGCAGCAGAAGTTGTTGGTGCAACATTCGCTCCAGTTGATGAATTTGTAAATACTGTTGTACCAATAAAATTATTTGTTCCGTTAGATGAGCAAGTTGTATTTACGGAATAGTTAATATCAGCCATCGCAGTGGTGAAGTTAACTGTGTAATCACCGACACCATTGTCTGTAAGGGAACTAACGTTTCCGCTTGCTCTAATCGCAATTGTGCCTGTGCCGTTAAAGTTGACCCATGCTCTGCAACCGTAAGCAGTGGCAACAGAGCCGTAGCCGGAGTTAAATCCAAATGTACTGCCTGTTGCGTTTCCTGTAACTGTTGCCGCACTTCCTGTTGTATTCTGATTAAGTGTAGGTACATCACTAGCCTGAATTGCGGACATCACAACGTTAGTGCCATTGCCACGCAAATACTGACCTGAAGTTACAGCGCCAGCAAATGAGTTCATCGCCGCTTGTGCAGTTGTTTGACCTGTACCACCATTTCCTAAAGGTAAAGTTCCTGTTACTGCATTAGTAGAAGCCAAATTAATAGAACCAAAACCAAGAGCAGTACCAGAACGTCTTAATACTTGATTGTCACTCGCAGCAGCAATGCTTGCTACATCACCGGTTGCGCTTCCTGTAACACCAAGAACAGAAAGCGCAGAACCTTGAGTAAGGTTTGCAAATGGTAAATCACCTGTAACGCCATTAGACAAATCTATCTGAGACCATGCTGGATTGTTACTTGTTCCAGTATTTGCTAAATAGCGTGTAGCAGTAGTATTTTTGGCAAGCCTTGAGAATGTGTCAGTGCCAGATGCATAAAGAATATCGCCCTGAGTTGCTCCCATGCCAGCAGTATCTATTCCTGTACCATCAACATATACAGAGCGACCAGCAGGATATGTCACAAATACGTCTTTAATCCCAGTAGAAAAAGTAGTTTTTGTCGGAGCGCCAGCACTAGAAGCTAATACTGTGTCACGAGAAAGAGTCGTTCCAGACGATGTGTATGTGCCAATACCTATTTCCCACTCAGACGTTCCTTGACCGGCAATAACGTAATAAGTTGTATTACCATTTCCAACAACGGAAAATGACTGGAAACCAGATGCAACACCAGCAAGTGTAATAGTACCTGTACCAGTGGTAGTCGTTGTTTCTTTTACTCTATCAGCTAAAACAAGAGCCATTATTGCCTCATCCAGTTATCTGACCCAGCATTTACATTCGTCCAAACATTTGAGCTACTAGGTACACTAGTCCATGTATCAGAGTTTGTAGCTACATTTGTCCAGCTATCAATACCAACTGCGCTGGCTGTCCAAACATTAGTAGTAGGAATTACATCAGACCATTCCTCGCCAATAATTTGACCATTTGCATTTATAGTTACTAATACATTAATGTAACCAGCAGCAGAGAATATTGCATTAGCGTTACAATTTACTGTGGCAATTGCATTTACACTGGCATTTCCTTCGTAGATAACGCCGCCTAACGCAGTAACTATCGCTTCTCCAATGATAGAACCAGATGCCATTCGGAATCTTATTCCGTCAGCAGTAACTGTTGCATTACCTGTTATAGAAGCATCAGAAAATACTTCTCGTATCCCGTTAGCCGTAACAGTCGCAGTAACATTTATTGCGCCACTTGCGCCATAAATCGCTACGCCATCCGCAGTTACGGTTGCAACTCCAATTACATTAGCATCAGCAAGATTTAGTTTTCCACCATTTGCCGTTACTGTAGCAAAACAACTTATGTCACCAGAAAAAAATTGAATTCTTGTACATGATGCAGTAACTGTAGCAGTAGCATTAACACTTGCTTCACCAAATAGAACTAATCCACCACTTAACGAAGAAAATGGCGTTTCAGCAAATGAGCTAAATCCAAACATTTAAGCCAAAGTTACAGACAAAGAACCGATTGCAATCTTGAAAATATCACCAGAAGCAATCGTCTTAGAAGCATCCAGAGCAGTGTGATACAGCAGGTTACCGCTAGTAGAAGCATCCAATAGACCGATCCAGCCTACGGTTCCCCATGTTCCTGTGGCTTGTGGGAACTCAACCGCAGCACTATTGGTACTAACGCCATTGCTGGGCGCACCAAAAGTAACAGCAGTACGAGCATAAGAACCGCCTGAAACTTCTGTACCAGTATTAGCATCGGTAGGATCTGAAGTATAAAGACCAACGTAAACAGTCGTAGGACTTGTGTAGCTGGTGTTACGGAGAGTAGCGTTAATGAGCGCATTCTCAAGATAATTCGACATTTCTGCCATGATTTACCTCACGTTATAAGACATAGACATAGGCTGGCCACTGTACTCACTTGACTGGTCAGCAGTAGAAATAGACGCTATAGAACGGTCATACAACGATGCCCAGACCTGCAACCTAGCGTCATTCATTAGATACGGTTCAGCCTCACCCAAAGCAGCGTATAACAGCGCATCAGGGAAGTTAGCCAAGAATACATTGCTTGCATTGCTATCACTCAATAACGGAGGCTTGGCGTAATACAGCATCTGAGCCGTGTACGCAGTGTCAGGGATAGGCGAGAATTGCAGCTCTGAAGCCAATACCGTATAGGTTCTAGGCAGACCAGATTCGGTAGCTCTAGTGTTAGCGTAGAAAGCGTTAGGAGCCTCGTAAGCCAAAGAAGCAATAGGATTAGTGTTTAGGTGAATGTCACGCATCTCTAGGAAGTCTGTAGGCAGACCTACCGTAGAGTCACCAGCAGTCGTATCAGCCGTAGCAACGACCAACATCTGCCGGGTTCTCAGATCACGACGTAAACGCTCCTCAGCCAACCGGATAAAGTCAGGGATAACTGAAGTCAGATCACTACGAGCTAGGTAGTTCGCTATCGTAGTCTTTAGGTCACTGTAGCTCGTAAATGCCATGTCTATTTCCCGTTATTGTGCGCCTCTATAGCGCCTTCCTCTACATCATCCCATCGATACTCATACGTACCAATGTGACCAATATGCTTAGATAAACTATGATCTACGTAAGTCTGAATGCCAGCATCTAAGGCTTTGATGCAGAAATGCACATCCTCGCCAATGATGCCCTTAGATCCCCAACCCACATCAAACCAAGGCTTAGGAACCTTCTCAAAGACTTCCTTACGGATCATCACAACACCAAAACCAACCGCTGTAACAGGCTCTATACCCTCTTTATCCATCGAATCTATCTTATGCCAAGCATGACGGATAATCTTGCCATCCTCATCCTTCTCAATCTGTAGATTCAACGCAGTAGGTAGCGTTGGCTTACGTCTTGTTACTGCATTAACTCCAACAATCGGTACATCACGGCTTAACAAAATGTCAATAGTGTCAGACGGAAACCGCATATCAGAGTCAATAAACAGAATCGCATCGCATCCTTCAGCCAGAGCAGCATCTACTAGCTTCTCCCTCTGATCGAATATCAGCGTTCCTGCCATCGTATAGAGCTTTAGACCATTACCTTCTTTAGAGCATCTGTTCCTTGAGTCTCTGCCAACCATCTTGGCAAAGTCAAAAGCAAACGATGTGTGAACCTCATCCCTAGCTGGTACGCAAGCACCTACGATCATACTGTCCCCCTATAGACTTTCCATTGTGCATTATCGGAACTATTAAGCCAACTCGCAAAAGCCGCATCATCTATTATTGCAAAGCCCTTCATTATCCCTTTCTTATTCAAGTCATCAATGACCGTGAATGGAATACGAGCTATATGGTGCAATTCATTAAGATTTCCTGCTCTTTGCTTGTCTGCCTCCAGAATTTGTTTGTTACTTTCAAGTATCTCAGTAACATCCTGTTTAGTCTCGATGACAATACCGCCATCACCGTCCGCATGTACAACCTGTTGTCTATAGTCCATAAATCCTCATAGAAAAGCCCCCAACCATAAGGTCAGGGGCTAGTTCTTTACAGCGACATATTCAAGTCAGCAACGATACCGTGTGCGGCTTCGTTCTTAACTTCCAGCGTAACTTCGACCAGAACCTGAGTCTTGTCAGCATCGCCAGCTTTCGCCAGTTCGATAGTCTGGAAAGGACGCAGATAGGCCAGAGCAGCGTACTCAGGATCAAGGATCAGAGCATCGCGGGTACGCATAAATCTATTAGGGACTACGGAAATTGAGCCGAAATCACTTAAATAGACATCAGCAGCGGCGGCTATAGTAGCCTGAGCGCCACCGCCACCAGCATTGACGTTATAACGGTAAGCAGACAGACCTGTAAAGCTAGATACTTTCTGTTTACCAGTAGCACCAACCATCAGAATCTTAGGTACGCCACCCGAAGTAAACACTTCAGCCACAACTTCCTTCAGCAGGGCTTCGGTGAATGTACGTGTGTTACCGTCAGTACGAGTCGATACACCGATAGTCGTAGGATCGCTACCGTTAGTCTGAACCGACGAGTTGGTCTTGATCCAAGACAACAGTGAACCCATCTTACGAGCAGACGAGTTGCTTGTACCAGCCGAACGACCTTGATTCGACAGCAGGATGGTTTCCAGATCGCGCTTCAGTTCTTGCGAAGCCTTAGCCAACTGATAAGCCTTTTCCGACTTACGACCAGCTTTGTTCACTGCATCCAAAGTGCCAGAGACTTTGATAGTCTTTTGCAGGATCTGGGTGTAGTTACCAAGACGGGTAGTAGGTGACAGAGTTGCGTCCGAAGCATCAGCACCTTCAACAGCAGCGTTATTGGTGGTAGCAGCAGCCAGCGAGTCAGTCTGCCACTCGTGGAAAACAGCAGTAGCTTTGGTCTTGCCAATCGAAGACATGAATGGAGTCTCGGTAGGCGAGATGTCATAGATTACGTCGGTCAAATCTTCACGCAGACCGATTGCGTCGTAGGCGTTATAAATTGCCATGATTCAATTCCTTATAAAAAGCGTTCAAACACATTAGCCGCATCCTTAACACTACCAGTGGATTTAGCCCGTGACTTAAGTTTCCTAATTTCCTCAGAATTACTATCCCTCGGCTTAGATACTCCCGGCTTAATAGCCTTGGGAGCCTCTGAAACCTTTTTAGTAATCCCCGGCTTCGCAGACTGTAACTTGTCGTACTGCATCGCCTTGTATAACGTCAGAACGGCTCGTGAATCAAATACGTTAGCCAGTTCATCATCAGAGAATCCCATCTGCTTACCGTATGTGCGAATGTCCTTACGGATTACTTCGCCCTTAGACGGATCAGCAAACTCAGGTAACACAGAAACTAGCTTCTCAGATTCAGTGGCTATCATTTGCCTCATCTGTTGCTGCCTGTCATATTCTTGCTGCTGAGAGATCATCTCTCGTTGAGCGCGAACCTGTGCTAACTGCTTCTCCTTCTGAGACAATTCAGCGACCTTTACGGCATAACCGATAGGGTCAGTCTCTTTCAGGTAATCCAAATCCTCTGCTTGTTGCGGCTGGTTCAACATCTGCTCGATGATCCCCAACTGCTGCGCGTATTGATCGCGCAATGCCTTGGCTTCTTGAACTGCATGACGTTCGGCCTCAACCGCCTTGCGTTCCTCAGCTACGGCTTGCGATTTCTTGGTGTAATCAGTGCCAAGTTGATAAGACTTGATAAGCTCATCAAGGGTTACCTCTTTGTCTTCGCCAGCGGCTTTGACACGATACTTCTGAGGTTCCTCTTGCTCACCATCGTCATCTTCTTGTTCTACCTCTGACTCGTAAGACTCATCAGATTCGGCCTCGCTTTCGTTAGCTTCTGAAGCGGATTCTGGTTGTTCCTGTTCGGAGCCATCTTCTCGATTCATCATGCTCAAGAAAGCGTTAGCTGCACCTTCTACCGTCAACTCTCCACTTCCCTCAGGAGTCGTGTTTGGAGTATCGCTCATGTGTGTTGTTTCCTAAATTATATCGGGAACCGCCCGATTCGGGTTACAAAATCTTAATCCTTTTTTCGTCAATCATCTTCTGAGCAGCCACACTCTCAAGATGAGATTCAATTGATTCTAGTACCATAAGACGCATATAAGCCTCCTCACGAAGCTCTAACTCACCATAGGTACTATTTATAATTTTGTTAAGCTCATTGCCTCGGAGATCTTCCATCATCTCCTGAAACATTGGTTCTCTAAGCAAGTTAGAAGCCCACTGTGCCTTATCCACCAGTCAGACTCCCTAGCTCTTTAATCGCCTTCAAGACAATCTCAGCCTGACGATTACGGCTATCCTCATCAGCCAGATCCATTGCTAACACCGCTTGCAATTGCTGAACTGCTAACTGCGCTTCTTTAATGCGAATGTCAGCCTGATCCTTCTGGTTCTTCATCTGCATCTCGATGCCCTTGCGGGTGAACTCAGCCTCTAGGTTCTGACGTTCCAGATCCAACTTAGCAGCATCAATCTGCGCCTTAGCTTGTGTCTTCTCACGCTCTACCTGCGCCAACAACTGCGCCACTTCTGCCTGTTGATCTGGCGCAGGTGGCTGTGGCTGCGACAACTGAGCATCCATCTCAGGTGTAATCTCGTTCATGAAAGCATTAGCATCCTTGAAACCAGCAGCCTCAATGAACTTTGCTAACGTGTTACGGTATTGACCAACAGAAACAAGCGGATTAGATGGGCCATAGGTCTGGATGATCTGCTCCTGCTTGGCAAGCACCATCTGAAGCATCGTGAGCTTCTGATCCCGGTCACCTGAACCCAGACCAACATTAACGGATACATCGTACTCATTAGCCCATGTACGAGGATCAAACTGCACGTACTTGCCTCTCATACGGACGATCTTAGGCTTATCCTGATACTTGCCCAACAGATGCAGAATGCCTCTAAACAAGCTCTTAACGCCAGTCTCAGCAAAGATACGGGCAATCAACTCCAGCTTGCCAGAGTTAGACTTCATCATTGCAGCTACAGCAGCCGCTGTTACGTTAGACAGAATATCTGGATCAAGACCTTGTTGCGCGTCACTAACACCAGTGCGCTTGGCCTGTACCGCATCCATGTACTCCAGCATTGGCATAGCCTGACCAAAGGTAGACTGAACCTGAAGCGGAACCAGAGCGTTAGGGTTCTTCAAACGGACAATACCGCCGGGAGTAGCGTTAAGCAGGTCATCCAAGTTCACCTGACCATCTACAGCGCCAACCCGGTTGTTATTCGTTAGGTAGAGATTATCGAGAGACTGACGAGTAATAGTGGACTTGATAAGCTGGATGTCCATAGTCCTATCTGCCAGAGACTGACCGAAGAACTTGTGCGGAATTGGGATAGGGCAGATGCTATGGAACGGAACATAGTCGCAGTCTTCATCTTCTAGTATTTCCGATCCGCAATAAACAATCCTACGCAACTCAGCGATACCGTCATCATTCTCGTCAATGCGTATATAGCACTCGTATACCTCAACCGTCTGCATAGAATGGTCAAGGGACTGAGTCTGATCTGGCTGTTCTCCGTTATCAAAACGAGCAACACGCTCGGCAGAGAAACTTAGATCGTCATAAGAAGGTAGCTCATTTACGATGTCTTTATCATAGCCCATTGCAATCAATTCTGACCGCTGCATGAGCTTGCGATGAGCTACAAAAGGGGAGTCCTCGATTGTCCTAGCTGCCTTGGAAATCAGGAACTCCTCCGGAGGTACGTTCTCAACCTTTACAGAACCACTCTTGTTTGTCCTCTTGACCGTAACGTCATACGATGGAGCCTCAATAGGCATCCCCATCATATCTACGCCAGCAGGAACCATCTCAACCTTCTGGCTTACAACGGTAAGAGACTCATCAGACAGCAACATGACCAACTCATCTTCAGTCAGGTTCTGGTATTTCTCTTTAATAACATCTTCTTGGGCATCCCAATACGACTTAACGATGCCAACCTTCTCAAGCAGGGCATCCTTAAACCAGTTATGCAGGATCAGTAGACCTTCGTTCTCACGGTAGAACACCCAGTTGCAGTAGTCAGTAGCCTGTTTAGCAGACTCCTCATCTTCAGCAGTCTTAGGCTCAAAGTAGACAATATCCTCTGTTGTCGTAAAGACGCGGATAAGTTGTGGCAATGCACCATCGATAGCCTCAGCTACCTCGCCAGTGACGATCTGGCTGCGACCTTCTACCTCATTACCATACGGATTACGGAGATAGTAATCTAGCGCCTTACGACGCTCCTCAACGGTTTCTGTCTCAATGTATCCGATAGAGTCATCTATCTCGGATTCAATAATGCCTTTGATCTGGCCTTCATCCATCTTCATAGCAAGCCCTTACAGGAATTTTGCTTATTATACAACCCATTTTGCGTTAATAGGCAAGTCTGAAGACCACGAACTATCGCTCTCGTCAAGCCCTATTGCTAGGTATCTGAAGGCATCGGCATAGTGACTTGACCAATCATGCAAGGGCTTATCGTAGAAGACCTGCTGCTTCTCGTTGTATTCCCTACGATAGTTGCGTAGAGCATCGAGTCCAGCCTTGGTTTTGTGGTCAAACCAGCAACGTGGGAGCAAGCGTCTGACAGCTTGTATTCCATCGGCTACAGACAGACGAGGCGCTACCGTTATCTCTAACCCTGCCTCTTGCAAGACCTCCTTACGGCTCTTGCCAGTGCCTAGCTCCCTTACCTCCACATCGTGCGGCAGTATCTGTGCAAAGCCTTCGTACTTGTTTTCCCTGAGCCATGATACATACCAGTCCAGACCGACTCCGTGATTCTCGATGCAGTCGATAAGCCGCACTTCCTTGCCAGCCAACTGAGCAA